GCAATTGGACCGTAGTCCACTGGCTAATTTGCCTTCAGCGCCAATGTTCACTTTGGGTCATAAGCAGACATTCTGCGCTGCGGAAACGATGTCCGCTTTACCCCCGAAAGCGGACATTGTGTGATAGTAAGACCACGCAAAAATGAGACTGGCCCCCGGGGGGGGGCGGTTGAAAAAACTAAACCGAGCGAACCGCGGACCACCGCTTGGCCTCGTTTTGCTAAACACCGAGAAAAAAAGTTTCCCGCGCAGAAAAAAAAGTCAGCCCTAAAAATGGTCCCGAATTACCCGCCGCCGACTAATCCTCCGACGTGTCCTATTTGTTGGGACGGCCCTGCCATGGCGGCACAGGATGCCTAAAAGGGAAGTGATCAGTCCTAACCGTCCTAACCTTTTTGTGAAAGGAGACGACAATGAGCAATCGAGTAAATCGACCAACAATCGGCGCATTGTCCTTCGCCCTGCGCCACAAGGAACTCTGGCCTGCCGACTTTCACTGGGACTACACCCGCTGTGAGACCTGCGCCATGGGTCTGGCCCGGCGCATGTGGCCGCAGCACGTAGCGGAAGCAAACTTGGCCAGCATGGTTGCCGCCTTTGGTATCCAGCACGATACAGCCGCCTACCTTTTTACTGGGTCGTATTACATGCGCGGTGCCCTCCTTGGTGGCTTTGATCCGGTCCAGCCGGAACACGTCGCGGACGCGCTTGACGCCATCGCATGACCCAGCGTGGGCGCAGATCATCGGACGCGTTGGTGGCCGAAGCGGTCGGGCCAGCGCTTCAGCCGGTCGAGCGGCCTGACGCGCCGTATGACCTCAACGACGAACAGGCCGAAGAATGGTGGGGCATCGTGAACAGGATGCCAGCAGGCTGGTTTCCGCGCGAGACCCACAGCATGCTGGCCCAGCTTTGTCGCCACATTGTGCGGGGCCGCAAGGTCTCTCAAATGACCGATGAGATGGAAAAGCTGCGCGGCACCGACGCGTTCGATTTCGAGGTCTACTGCAAATTGCTGGCCGAAGAGGAAAAGCAGACGCGGACGATAGCGTCGCTGGCCACCCGGATGAGGATCACCCAGCAGTCAACCTACGACGCATCGAAGAAAAAGCCGGTTGAGGGGGTGAGACCGTGGGAAATACTGGGGAAGCGTAAGGGTTAGGCGCGATGAGTCTGGCTTCAGAACCGCAGCGCAGGCGGTCAAGACCGAAGCGCGACGGCTTGGCGCAAGAGGTGATCGACTGGATACAGAAGGTCTGCATCATCCCCGAGGGCAAGTTCTTCGGGCAACCGGTCGAACTGCTCCAGTTCCAAAAAGACATCATCACCCAGATTTACGACAATCCGCAGGGCACCCGCCGCGCCATCCTGTCGTTTCCGCGCAAGAACGCCAACCTCGCTCGCTGCCTTCCTGTTGATGGTGCATCTGTGCGGACCATGCTTGCGGCGGAACAGCCAACTGTATTCGACCGCCCAGAGCCGCGACCAAGCGGCGGTGCTTTTCAACCTTGCCGCCAAGATGGTCCGGCTGTCGCCGGTACTGTCGGCATCAATCACGATCCGCGACACTGTCAAGGAACTGCTTTGCCCTGAGATGGGCACGCGCTACCGGGCGCTGTCGGCGGAAGCTGCCACCAATTTCGGCCTGTCACCTTCGTTTATCGTCCACGATGAATTGGGTCAGTGTAGAGGCCCCAGAAGTACGCTGTATGAAGCCCTAGAGACGGCGACCGGCGCGCAGGAAGAACCGCTGACGGTGGTGATCTCGACGCAGGCCCCGACTGACGGCGATCTGCTGTCGATCCTGATCGATGACGCGCTGGCAGGGCACGACAAGCGCACGGTGGTGAAGCTGTTCACCGCGCCGATGACTGCCGATCCGTTCTCCGAGCGCACGATCAAGAAAGCCAATCCGGCCTACGGTGAATTTCTCAACGCGCGGGAAGTCAGGGCAATGGCGCAAGACGCCAAGCGCATGCCCGCACGCGAGGCCGAGTATCGTAATCTGGTGTTGAACCAGCGGGTCGAGACGTCAAACCCGTTCGTGACCCAGACAGTCTGGCAGACGTGTGGTGGTGAGGTTGCCGATCTGCGCGGGATGACGGTCTACGGTGGGCTGGATTTATCGAGCGTGGCGGACCTAACGGCGCTGGTGCTGATCGGCAAGGTTGGCCGGGTCTGGCATGTTAAGCCGACGTTCTGGCTGCCGGAAAACGGGCTGCGTGAGAAGAGCCAGAAGGATCGGGTGCCCTATGATCTCTCGAAGTGAGGCTCGTTGGTCATTTGTGTTTGACCTCCACGATGTGGAACCGATTAAAGGCAGGCAGCGGGCGCTACGGGGATAACGCTGCTGCCTGCCTCCATCTGCCCCGTTGTCTCGGACCGAGACAACGGGCAAACGCTCGTCTTCCTTGGTGCTCTCAACCTAGATGGCTCGCTCGGTAGGTCTGGGTGTGCTCTCATCTTTTGGTTGTCGCTCTAATTCTCGATGGTGCTCTCGTTTGATCGTGGCTCGCTCTTCCTCGTTGGTACTCTCGACTGGGCTGGCTCGCTCACTTGCATTGGTACTCTCAGGTGACCTGACCTCGCTCCACTGCCAGTGGTGCTCTCATGTGATCTGGCTCGCTCACGGGTTCTGGTGCTCTCCGGACTTCTGGCTCGTCTGGCTTATCCTCCTCCTCCTGTTTTGTTCATGGCTATTTTTTTACGTTTCCGCTTACGCATCGATGCCTCATGCTTTCGTAACAACCAGAAACGCAGATTCCGATCCGGGCGACATTTGGAACAGAGAAAGCTGGCCCTCGACGTTATGTCGATCTCGTGGACGTCGCCGCAGGCGGGACATTTTATTTCCGTCATGCGTCACCCTTCCACGATTCCCGTCTTACCTTGCGGCAGTTCAGCATCGCGTTCGTCTTCGTTGGTCTTCCTTCGTTTCTTACTTGCTCGCCAGTCCCCTGAGTCTCCGCACGTTGAGAGGCCGGTTGTTCGGGTGGCATCTCCGCTCGGGCATGGCTTCGCCCGGTCGGGCGATGCGCAAAAAATTTGCGTCGGATCGACGAGTTGCCCTTGTGGGCGGCGTTGGGGTCAGCCTGTCAACGCGCTCGCACTTCGTAAGTGTTCTGACGGCGGGACAATGCTGCCGATCCGATAGCCTGCATCGTCCGTCCGGCTCTCCTGAGGCCGGGTCCAATTTCATTTCCGAGAACATTGTCTCGGGCGAGAACGTTCTTCTCCGGCTTGCCGCCTGCGCGAGCGACTTATGGGTGTGCGCTTCGTTCTTGAGCGGGGCCGAAGTCACCGTGTTGACCGGGTGTCCTCGACTTCCGAATGCCCTTTCGGCGTGTGCCCCGGATACCTGACGGTCCGGTTCGGCCCTTTGGCGGGCTGGCTATGACGCTGGACATTTAGTCCGGGCCATGCCAGAAGAATGCTTCCCAAGCTTCTTTGACATGGCGTTCGCGGTCCGGGGTTCATCTCCGGGCCGCTTCGTCTTTAATGGTCCTCCTCTCTCTCGGTTTCGCTCGTCACTTATGTGATGCGCCACGTAGGCGCACCGATGATGCGCCGGGATGCCATACGAGGGACATACGCGACGCCACCGATGTACTTAGTTTTTTGCGCAGTCTGCGTATCGCGGTCCTTTCACTAATTCCGTGGTCCTTGGCCCATCGCACACGCGGGTCCCAAACATCACCATCGATTTCGATGCTCGGGCGCATGGCTGGGGGAATATGCGGCATTGGCACCTCTCCATCGTGTTGGTGACAAACGATGGCACACATCGGGAGCGCTGAAAATTCTCGACAATTTGTCTAGGTGGTAGCGCGGGCCAAGAAAGCCTTGCGCCGCTGTGACTTCCGCCGCTTAATCCGGAATATTGCACTGCAAAAGAAACCCCTCCAGTTGGGAGGGGTTTTGGCTTCACCGAAAAGAGTCAAACGAATCGACACTTATTTCCGCCGCAACGGCACCGGCTCAGTTACCGAATCATTCCCAGCGGAGTCGATGATCTTGCCGACCTTCTCGACCGCTGCCCGTTGGGGGCTGTCGTACAGGTGGCTGTAACGCTGCGTCGTGCTCACGTTGGAATGGCCAAGCAATGCGCCGATCAGCGGCAAGCTTGCGCCGCCGGACACCAATTCGCTGGCAAAGCTGTGCCTCAAGTCATGGATGCGTAGGCCAACGATGCCGGCGGCTTTGCAGATGCTGGCCCAATCGCGTTTGATCTCGGCGCGGTGACCGCGCGCGCTGTCGCTGGGGAAAACGAACGGTGAGTCAGTTGGCGGATTTCCGCCAACTTGTTCGTCGGCAATCCGGGCAAGCAATAGCCGGACCGGCGCGGACAATGGCACGCTGTGGTTTTCCTTCTGCTTTGTGCTGCTCGCCGGTTTCGACCATGTCCCGGTCGACAGGTCTATGTCAGCCCA